TCAACTGCCAACTCGTGTTGGCATGACACGCTTGCCAACCGCCGGCCGTCTGTCGCCACGAAAGTTACATCCTCGCCATCAACCTCCACGAGCACCGCACCGAGAGCGTAGCGGCTGGACTCGTTGTCCGTCGCGAACACAGTGCCACGCACAGCACGGACGAACTGGTCAGCCGGAAGCCGGGTCACGCTTTTGGCGTTGGTCGGCGTCCACGCAGGATACTCGGCCGCGTCCTCGGTCGGCAGCGTCCACTCTCCGTGGCCCGCACGCACGATGCAGGTGGTGCCGTTGGGCACCAGCGTGATCTCGTCGCCCGTGGCGTTCGCCACGATGGCGGAAAAACGCTCCTTGGGCAGCAGCACATTGATGCCGGGGGGGGCGTTTTCCAGCGTGACGTCGATGCGGATGTCGCCGTCACTCCCAGACAGGACCGCGCCCGACAGGAGCACGTTCTGGAGCACTGGCCGCGGGCTTCGCGCCGGGACAGCCGGTGCCACGGCAGCGAGCGCCGCCTTGAGATCCCTGGTGGACAGGCTGATGCCACCATCCTGCGTCTTTCGCTTCCGTTCCTTGGTCATCGTCGCCATCTCGCACATCCTTTCGCAGAGAGGTTCCAACACACACGCCGCAGGAAAACGCTCCTGCGACGACAATCATTCCCGTCACGAGCAGGGCCAGGTCTTCGGTCGTCACAGCTCGGCCTCCGTTCGCTCAATCGTCTGTGCCAGCCTGCAGCACCTGTCCAGCGTCACCGACAGCGTCTTCGCAGCCACCTCGAGCAGCAGGCGGTCGTCGTCGCTGACGTCCTCGTCCCAGCTGCGTTGCTCTAGTGCACGCACGACGTCCAGCGGCGCGGGCAGGTAGATCCACTCGGGCCTGCTCATGCGTCACCTCCCGTCACGCGGATGGTGCGGGCCTGGCCGTCGAGCCACGTGACTGCGTTCTTTTTCCGCATCGCTCGCAGGTGGCACATCACGCCGTTCGTCGTCCACCCGTAGGCGTGGCCGATCTCGCGGACGGACGGCGAGAACCCATGCGTGTCGATGTAGCCCGCGATCCAATCGCGGACGTCCTGCTGGCGGGGCGTCAGGGTGTTCGTGGTCGTGCTCATGTGTCCTCGTCCTTGAGTTTGAGTGCCTCTGCAAGCGCGGCGGATTCCTTGGGCGTGCGGTACGGGGCAGGGCGGTACTCGTCCCGCCATGCCTTGGGCGGCGGCTTCTCGTCGGGCCGCACGCCAGGCGTCCGGTTGGTGCCGCCCTTGTCCTGGCACCTCTGGAGCCACCCGACGAGGAATCGCCGCCAGTTGCGGCGTCCTGCCCGGCTCGGGTTCGCAGTCAGCCAGGCCGTCGCCTTGGCTAGCTCCTGGTCAATGACGGCACCGGGGTAGGCCGTAGCCCACTGCTGACGGTCAGCGTCCGTGATGCCTTCCCAGCCGGATTCAGAATCCCACGAGATCCGAGGCTTCGCCGGCGTGCGAGACGCCTTTGGCGGATCGCTCGTCGGAACCGGCGCAGCCGGTATGTATTCTTCTTCTCTCTTCTCCTCTCCTCTCCTCTCCTCTAGTCCGCAATCTGTCCGCTCGTCATGCGGACAAGATGCGGACAACCTGCGGACAGACTTCGCCCTAGCATCTAAAAGCCGCCTTTTTGCGGCATTTCCGAACCTTTCCTCCCAGCCTGGGATGGTGATTGTGTCGCCGTTGACGACCAGCCAGCCGGCACGCTCAACAGCCTGCCAGTACGCTTCGTCGCCGCCTGCCACCATCCCCAGCATGGCAAGCGGCACCCGGATGGTGCCGTCTGCCGTCACGTGCCAGGCCCACGACCACAGGCGGACCATCCGGCCGACCACGACCTCAATAGGCTCGTGAGTCGCCGCGGCCACCTCGAGCACCTCGGGCTTCGTGCCGAGGTTGCAGTCAACGGGAATCCATTCACCGGCCATTGACGCATCTCCAAATCACCACTTTTCGTTCACGGCCTTTCGCCCAGGTTCCGGTCTCGCAGTGATGTGGCAGGAACTGCGGCACACTCCACCCGGTATCGTCGTCACAAAAGGATCCGAGACGATGCTTGCGTTCCTGTTCACTCCACGATTCCTGAAACGCAGCGCACATGGCCTGTATCTGCTCGGGCCTTGGATCGGGAATCCATTCACCGGCCATCAGCTCTCTCCGTCATTGCGGCGTGGTGCTTGTCGAGCCATGCAATCACCTGCTGCGGACGCGGCACCCACTCGGTCACAAGCGTCTGCCACTGGCTCTTTTCCAGCACGAGAGACTTCTTTCCGCACGCCCATCGGATTGCGGCAGCCTCGATGTCTTCATACGTGTCAACCGCCTCGCCTGCTGGCACCGAGTGCCGAGCCAAGCACACGACGTGGTTGCCTGGAATCTTGGCGAGCGAGTCGTAGAGAATTCGTTGGCCCGTCTTGAGCGTGGCCCAGTCGCAGCCGTTCTTGGTGAGCTCAGCCCACAGGAAGCACCCGTAGGATTCCACCACCATGTCGATGTCGCTCGGCGTCACACCCCTGGAAAGATTCCAACTTGAGTGGTCAAGCATCTTTCCCTGTGCGTATGCCTCGCGGCAGATAATCGCCCCGCCAGATTGGCTCATTCGAAAGCCCTCATGCAGAACCCAAATTGCGAGAACGCACGAGCGAACTCGTCGGCATTCGGGCCGAGATAGAGAATTGCTTGGCCTTGAAGTGGCACTGCAACCTTTCGCGGATGCCAGAACTTCACGCGGCCCTTTGGAAAGCACGCCGCCGATGCCTGCTCGGCAATCGACTGAAACCACCTCGTTTCGGTGGCGTTGTTCACAAGCACGATGGCACTAGTGACGTTGCCGCTGGCGTACGAGTCGCACAGCTTCTCGGCGAACTGGCCGATGAGCCCTGACTCATACGGCGGATTCATCCACACCGTTCCCAACCAGTCCTTATCGAGCCCAGTGTCTTCCGCTGTGTAGAACGTCGCCGCCTGCACGATGTCGTTTGCCAGCGGATTTGACGCTGGATCTAAGGCAATCTCGCCAAGCACCTGGCGGGCGGCTTCGATGTATTCCTTGGGCGTATACCACTCGTTGTCACCGCTGTTGTTGGCGACGTGCGGCTTCGCCTTCACGGCCTCGACGGCCTGCTCTACTTGCTCAGCCGTCGGCTTCTCGGGCAACGCCTGTGCCGCCGCCACGATGGCATGCTTCGGGGCGTCGATCTCCCCGGCGACGATCTCGCGATCAATGCCAAGCGCCTCGACGGCCTCGGCGAACTTACCGTCCCGGCGAATCGTCTTTTCGTCAACGCCGTGCTCGGCGGCCAGAGATTCGGCCGTCTTCAAGTGGACATTTTGTCCACTTGCTTGGCGTTCACCGCCATGCGTCTTCTTCGTACGGTTGTACCGTCGCCCTCGGAGCAGGCTCATCTGCCGTGCGTCAAGGTTGCGCCTCCCCAGCTGGTTCTTGTCGATCCAGTCTTCAGCATCTTCCCTGCTCTTGAACCGCAGTTCGTGAACGTCGAACGGCAGTTCCAGCCGCGTGCAAATCTCGTAGCGGTTGTGGCCGTCAAGGAGCGTGCACGGCCAATCTTCTTTGAAGTAAGTGTCGCCGTCGTTGCCGTCCCAGGCGATGTAACTTCCACCGCTGCCATCCCCTAGCCGTTCCGTTACGCCGTCGTCGTAATTCAAAGGCTCGGTGCAGCCTTCCGGCGTCCACGTCTCGTGAACCCACACCACCAGCGGGTCGCGTGCGCCGCCGTGCTCGACGATGTTCTCTTCGAGCTGCTGCCGCTCCTCCGCAGAAAGCGGCGGAATCAGTGCGGCGAACTCTGCGTCAACGATGATGTCGTCGTAAACCTGCGGCATGGCTGCCTCCTTGCGTTGTGATTGAGAACCAGCCACACCATCACAGGCTGGTCAAGTTCCATTCCCGCTCGCCCCTGCCGCTCGCGCTCTCCACCACGCGGCCCGTGGCCACGATCCTGCCAGCCCGTGCAAGCTCGGGCAGCCGCTTGTTGATTTGGTGCGGCAGCAGACCGCACCGCGCCGCGATGCCACTGGCTCCCGCCGGGCCGTGCGCCAGCGCCTCGAGGATCGCCTGGTGGTGCTCGCCCGCGAACGAACGCGCCGAGCGTGCCGCCTCGTGCGACGTCACCGGATCTGACTTGCGTGCCGCCGGCTGTGCGAACAGCGGCAGGTCCGCCAGCCGAGACACGACGTCCAAGTAGTAATCGCTCACAGCCCATCTCCTTTCCGTGCCTCGATCAGCTCCAGCGTCCGCGACAACGCGATGCAACGTGCACGCAGCTCCTCGTTCTCGCAGTCGATCTTGAGCAGCACCGAGAGCACGCCGTCGGCGTTGCGGGCCAGGTCG